GTGCCGAAATTTCCGACCATCCGGACGCGATCACTTCTTGACGAAGATTTCGGTCCGCGAGGTGTGCATATCGTTCGACCAGGCGAAGCGATGTCCAGCCGCCGACACGCATCAAAAGAATGTTGTCGCCGTTGACCGCGTTGTGCCAGGTCGCGAAGGTGTGGCGCAAATCGTGCGGCGACATTTCAGGGAAGCCTGCCTTCACACAGGCGCGGCGAAGGGTCTTCGCAAGCGCATTCCTGTCCGACCAGGCTTCGCCCTTCGAATTGCGCAGCGCGCGCCCCTTGCCCGTCCAGATCGTCGGCGCGATCAGTTCTTGCGCGCGCGGTGGAATGGCGACCGTCCGCGATCGTTTACCCTTCGTCCCGTCATACCCCTTCGCGACCGCGCCAGCGTCGCGCCTGGCGGTGCCTAGAACTGTCAGCTGAGACAGGTCGGGGGCGACCTCACTCCCATGAAGGAAGACCGCTTCAGACGCGCGAAGGCCGCACCCGACGTATATCGCCGCAAGCGCCCGGCTTTCCGGTTCGGTCATGACTGACAATATCGCTTCGATCTCGGCCGGGCGTCGCCAGTTCGTCAGCTTCTCGCGTTCAGTGTATCGCTTCCAGCGGCGCAAGGGCGAATGGCCCGCTTCAGCCGACCAGTTCATAATTGCGGACACGGGCGACACGATCCAGCGATTGACGCTGGACGGCTTGGCGTTCGGGTAAATGGACTGGCGAAGGCGATCGACGTCGGCATTCGTGATCGTGTCGACCGGCATGTCGCCCAGATCGGCGATGATCTCTTCAGCAAAGCGGCCGAGATCGCGCCCCGCCTTCATGTAGTCGATCGCGACTTCAGCGAATGTCGGGACAGGCTTTCGCCCTAAGACCTGGCGTTCGAAGATTTCGCGTTCCCACGCTTCGCAGATCGCGAGCGCTTCAGGTCGCGAGCGAGTTCCAGCGCTTCGGTCGACGCTGATCCCGTGATGCGTCCCGCGAATGCGGAAGATGCCGTGCGGGGTCTTATGGGCTTTGAGTGGCATTGGTCCGAACCGCTTTCCAGTCTTGTCGCCTCGCGGATGCGTTCGACGTCGCGGTCGCTGAAGAACCACAACCCGTTGATGCGGTGGCCAATGCCTTCGCGAAGGCATATCGGTCGAAGGGACCGCCAGCCGCACCCGAACCCGACACGCTCGGCAAATTCATACGTCCTGTATTTTGCAGGCCCGGCGGTCATGGTCAATCGACTTTCGATCTTAGCGCTTCGATCTCGGCGCGGTTCTTCTCGCGATATTTGTATTCGAGAAGCCAGGGCGGGAAGCGCGTGAAGCGGTTCTTCGCGCCGACGGCCTGGACCCTTGAAACCGGAAAATCATCCGGCCAGTTCCATTCCGCGTCCCATTCGTCCAGCAATTCGGCGAAGCGCGATTGCCAGTCGTCCGGCATTTCATGCAGCAACGACCGGGGCAGGGTGACCCATGTTTGCCCCCTCGCGAACTCTTCCCATAAATCGGAAGCGCCGCTTGTCGATCGGTCCGCTGGGTCAACCGTGACCCGCACGACCTGACATCCGTCGACGCCTGAAAGATGATCCCATGTCTGACCGGTCAGAATTTCGGACGCGCTGATCGCAAGCCGCTTTGTCCGCATGACGCAGACGTTAGCGCCGTGCCGGTTTCGGATCGCGAACATGCGGGCAGGGCGGGCGCTAGGCATTCTTAGGGCCTTCGTCGGGCAGCTGCAAGCGTTCAAGCGTCCATTCGGGCGCGAGCGCTTCTGTCAGACAGAACAAGTCTTCGGCGCTCATGTAGTGTCCGACCGATCGGTCAACGACCGCGCGCGCCGCCCTTTCGACCGCGCGAAGGCGATCCAGTTCTTCAGGTTCGACGAAGCATAAGCACCGAAGCTTAGCGGTCAGCTTTGCCAGCGTTCGCGTCTCTTCTTCGATGCGCGACGCAGCGGCGGCAACGATCAGGGCGGGGGATGACTTTTCGTTATTCACTTCTTCTCACCGCAAACGGGGCCGCAGTTCATCTGGCACCAGCCATCAATGCAATCGATGCAGTTGCGACCACGGTCCTTTGTTTTGTAGAAACCAGTTAACTGCCCTGCGGGTATCTTTTCGGCTGGCTCTTTCAGGCTCGCCTTCAGCGCGGCAATCACAGCCGGGAGTAGTTCGACCATCGCGACCTCTGCGGCTGAGCTGCTGTTCTCTAAGCCTGGCTTGATTTGCTCCAGCCTGTTGATGATTTCTTGGTTGGTCATTGGGTTGGCTTCTGTGTCTTCAGGTGACGGTCCTTGGTCAGCATGTGCGCAACGATCAGGGCGGCGCTCTGTTTCAGTGTTGCGTCGGTCATGCCGCAGCCCTCGCCGCTTCAACAAAATCCACGATCCGCAACGCCTCAGCTCGGTAATGCTCGTATGTTGTCGTCTGGCAATGCTCGCGGGCCTGCTCAATTGCATCCTCGCCAATCCATGTCCTGCAACCTGCTTTAATGACCATGCCGCCGAGAATTGAGGACCACGCGAAATATTCGTGACCGTCCGAGCGGGTGGCGCGAGCGAGCAAAATTAGTCCGCCCAGATCAGCACCGCGCAGATCGCCACCGCGCAGATTAGCATTGCTCAGATCGGCATTGCCCAGATCAGCACCGCGCAGATCAGCACCGCGCAGATCGGCATAGCTCAGATTGGCATAGCTCAGATTGGCATAGCTCAGATTGGCATAGCTCAGATTGGCATAGCTCAGATTGGCACGGCACAGATCGGCCCCGCGCAGATAGGCACCGCGCAGATCGGCACCGCCTTTAAGGGCGACCTTTATTGCGAGCCCCAACTTGATGCGCACGCTTGCGCCTTCATCGCAATCGATTTCGGCCGTGAACTGGACCTGCTGTGTCCAGCGGTTTTTGATTTCGTATTTCATGCTGCATCCCTTAGACAATTTTGCAAATCGCTTCTGATCTCGGCGGCGAGGTGGACCACCCTGCACGACAGACCTTCGGGAAGCGGCGTCAGTTCGGCGGAATTAAGCCACGGCGCCTCGGCCTTGGACTTAACCAGTAGTTCACGACGAAGCTTCTTCCGGCCCCGTTCGATTTCCCTGATCAGCGAGCGCTGAAACCTGATCGTCGCCGGCCGACTTGCGAAGCCGTCGGGGTCGTAAAATGACGCGGACGCGCGACCGTCTGTTGCGGTGACGTTTACGCCGCCGGCAGGGCAGGGCGCAAAATGAAGCGCGACCCCTTCAGGAACGAGACGCCAGGCAAATGACACAAGGTCAGGCCGAACGCGGATTTCAAGCGGGGCGCGAATGACGGCGGTCATGTGTTTTCTTTCCTGTGTTTGTTGTTCAGCATGACGTCGACGCCATGATCGAAGGCGGTCGCCATAAGCTTCAGGACGTTGCGAACGTCGGTTCGCGTCTTGAAGTGATGCATGGGAAATTGCGCGACGAACGATCCGTCGGCGCGCTTTACGCGCCAGTGATCGTGTGCGTAGCGTAGGATCAGGACGCCCGCTGGATCGTATGGGTTTGCCATATCAAAAGCTGCGAGCGAAGAAGCCGGACGCGCGAAGATCGGACATGAACGCCGCGCATTCGTCGCGGGCGTCGTCGACGATCTTGTCGAAGTCTTCGTCTAGAAGAAAGGGATCGACGAACGCTTTCGTCTTCGGCTTTTCATTTCGTTTTGCATGTGAAACAAAGCCTGTTGCCGGACGTGTCGCTTGCGTGTTTTTCATCTTGACTACTCCTGTTAACCAACAGGGCAGACCATACGTTAGGTATTATTAGCGTCAAGTTAAAATTGTCATCCGCTTGTGGAAAAATTCAAAACAGCAGATGCGGGGCGGACGCTTACACTTCGGGGCGACCGGCGGCGAAGCGTTCTCCGATAGATATCCAGGTCGCGCGGTCTTCCTTTGAAAGCGCGCTAAGTATGGTTTTCAGTGTGTCAGAAAGCCTGCCAGGATCGCCTGAACCGGTCAGCAGCCAGAAACAGTCCAGATCGTAAACCTGTATATACCGCAGGATCGTATGGGGCCGAAGGGCGTTCCGACCGTTCTCGTGTGCCTGAACCGCTGAAAGCGAGAAGCCCTGACCTAATATCTTCGACGCCTCTTCGCGCGAAAGCCCCTTCGCCTGTCGGGCGGCGGTCAACCGCGCCCCGATGTCGTCATCTAATTTACTCATAGGACAGCCCCTAAAGTGTGGAAAACTTTTCTTATCATGTTGACGTGAATAATACTTTCCGTATGTTGCGCCTCATGGTTAACAAGATAAACACCGACAACGACGTCACCCGCTTTCAGAAGCGATGGTCCTCGTTCAAGGCATTCGCCGACGGCGCGAATGTTTCATACGTGCGCGCCCAGCTATGGCGTCACCGAGACTCAATCCCTTCGCGGTGCGACTTCGATATCGCGACCGACGCGGCGAAGCATGGGGTCAGCACGTTCGACGCCATTCTGTCGGAACTGGCGAAGATGCGCAGCAAGGTGAAGTCATGACTTTTTCAGCCTCTCCGACCGTTAAAGCGGCCGTTCGTTTGACGCAGGAACGGTATCCTGGCGTAACCCTGGTGGGTCTAGTTAGCCCGACCCGGCTCGCAGTATACACCGAAGCGCGGTCGTTTGCGATGTCCATTCTTCGCGCGAAGGGGTGGTCGCTAAAGCAGATTGCGCGCGGATTCAATCGCAAAGATCACACCACTGCGCTAAACTCAGTTCGACGCGCGGAGAAGCTTTTTCCACTGATCGACTTCGTTTCCCTTGCGGAACGCCTGTCGTCCGAACACGTTCAACCCGCGCCACTCCTACCTGCGTCAGCCGGGAATGCGGGACAGGCTGACCTGCCTTCGAAAGAGGGTCAACACGGGTGCGGTTTTCGGCTTCACGGTCGATTGCATAAAAACGTCAAGGTCAGCAATCCCGGCAACATTCAACAGCGGAGGGCCTTCGGGTGACCGTCCGCCGACCGACAAGTTCCACAACCGCCCGGCCCTTGGCAGGTATGGAAACGGGCGCGCCAGCTTCATCGTCAATTAAAGCTGGTGCGCCCATCATCTTCCTTACACTTCCGGTCCCGCCGTCGCTGAACCGTGCGTTCGCGAATAGTCGGGGGAAGGGGAAGCGCGGTCGGACAAAGACGCGCGAGGCGATCGACTGGAAGCTATACGCTGGCCACGTCTTGCGCGCGCAGACATCGGTCCGCCTGACTGGCGAAGTTCTTGTCGTGATGAATGTCGAACGCAAATCGGCGACCGCCGACGTCGACAACCGCGTCAAGCTTCTCTTCGACCTACTGGTGACCGAAGGCGTCATCACTGACGATCGGTTCATCACCGGCTTCGCGACAGCCTGGTCGCCGAAGCATTCTGACAAAGTTCATCTTGCGATCATGCCCGTCGGGCCGGTCGCGATCTCATTCCAGCCTTCCGAAAAGACCGGGGCCGTCGGCGGCTGGATTATCAACGCCCCTAACAGTGAAGAAGAGGAAGCCGCCTGATGGCATTCGACCTTAGCAATCTGAAGACGACGGCGTCGGTTCACCCGCCGCGCGTCCTGATTTATGGCCCGCCGGGACTTGGCAAAACGTCACTTGCGGCGGAATTCCCCTCGCCCGTGATCATGAACTTGGAAGACGGCGTGCCTAACGGCGTTGAAATCATGTCGCTTGGCGATCTCGAAGAATGGTCGGAAGTCATGGCGGCGCTGACCGCCCTGTTCACGCAGGATCATGACTTCAAGACCCTGATCGTCGACAGCCTGGACCGCCTGGAGGCGATGGCACAACGCCACGTCTGCAAGGAAAATAAATGGGCGTCGATCGAAGATGCGGGGTATGGAAAGGGATACGTCATCGCCGCCGACACGCTTCAGAAGTTCCTGTCTGCCTGCAACTGGCTTCGCACGAAGCGCGGGATGAATATCGTCTATATTGCGCATTCGGCGATCGGGCGCTTCGACGACCCGCAATCGGGCGCATACTCGAAGTACGACATTCGCCTTCATAAGCACGTCAACGGCCTGTTTGAAGACGACGTCGACGCGATCCTGTTCATCAATCAGGACGTTTCCGTTCAGTCTGATGACGTCGGTTTCGGGAAGGCGGTCAAGCGCGCGGAGGGCGGCGGCTGGCGGTGGATTTACACCGAAGCGCGGCCGTCTTTCACGGCGAAAAACCGCTACGGAATGCCGGCGCGCGTCAAGTACGACAAAGGCAAGGGCTATGAAGCGCTTCGCCCATATCTGCCAGGACAAGACCTGGTCGCAGCAAAAGAGGAAGCAGCATAATGGCCGCACTATTTAACGGAAACGGGATCGATACAGATCAGGTCGAAGACGATCGGGAAGTTCTTCCCGCTGGCGACTATCTTGTTCGGATCACCGGAAGCGAAGTCAAGCCGACGAAGGCCGGGACGGGTGTCATGCTCATTCTTGAAATGACTGTCGAAGATGGTCATTTCGCTGGTCGCAAGTTCTGGCAGAACCTGAACATTCAGAACAAGAACGCTGTTGCGCAGAAGATCGGTCAGCAAACCCTGAAGCGTATCGTCCAGGCGACCGGTGCGCATTCGCAGGTCAGCGATAGCAATCAATTGCACGGGCTGATGTTCATGGCGACGACGAAAGTCGAAACTGACAGTTTTGGCGACAAGGTGATCTTGAAGGGGATCAAGTCTTATACGAACCCTGTCCCGCCGCAGCAGCAGGCCGGACGGGTCGCGACTGGCGGATCTCCTAAGCAACAGCCAGCGCAGGGCCAGGCGACCCAGCAAGCCCCGGCCGATGCCGGGATGCCCTGGAACCAGTAGCGCCGGCCCGAACTCCCGGCGGGCGCGTCATCCCCGATCGCCCGCCGGACCTTCACAATCAATCGACTTCGACGAACCATGACAGGTGCGAACATGGCCCCTTTGCCTCAAATCAAGACCGCGACAGCGATCGCGATCGAAGCCGCCTATGAAGCGAAGCGGACGCCGCGTCACGGTTACCGCTTGCCGCCTTCACGCCTTGGCACCGAATGCGAGCGCGCGCTCTGGTATTCCTTCCGCTGGTGCACACCGCCAGCGGTCTTCGACGGGCGCCTTCTTCGCCTGTTTGAAACCGGCGACAGCCAGGAAGCGCGAATGGTCGCCGACCTTCGCCTGATCGGGTGTGACGTTCTCGACTGCGATCCTGACGACGACACGAAACAGATCGGAATATCGTTCGCATATGGTCACGGTTACGGCTTTCTTGACGCTGAAGTTCTCGGCCTGCCAGACGCGCCGATGACCGTTCACGTCGCCGAAATGAAGACGCATAATCAAAAGTCATTCGACGCGCTTCAGCGTCACGGCGTCGAAAAGTCAAAGCCCGAACACTACGCCCAGACAATGATTTACATGCATAAGCGGGCGCGCGATCGCGGGCTTTATATGGCGGTCAACAAGAATACCGATGAACTATATTTCGAACGGATAGAATATGACATCGCGAAGGCGGTCCGCCTGGAACGCAAGGCTGAACGGATCGTCTTCGCTTCAGTCCCGCCGACCGGGATCAGTACCGATCCGGACTTCTTCGGGTGCCGTTTCTGCGATCACCGCGACCGCTGTTTCGGCGACACACTGCCCGAAAAGAACTGTCGGACATGCGCTTTCGCGACGCCCGCCGACGGCGGGAAATGGGTTTGCGATCACGCCGCGCACAATCACGAACTAGACCGCGCGGCACAGGAAGCCGGATGCGCCGATCATATCTTCATTCCGTCGATCGTGCCGGGTGCGCAGATCGACGCCGACCTAGGCGAAGCGCGGGTCATCTACGCGCTTCCGGACGGGCGGACATATCACAACCGAAGCGAAGCAGCCGGGGGTGACTATTATGCTTGACCCGAATTTCATCGATCCCGAATTGATCGCGATCGGATCGTTCCTGTCGTTTGTCCTGTCCGCTCTTTTCTTCACGTTGTCGACGATTGATCCCGACACGCCAGCAAGGCGCGCGGCGATGGTCCTGGGGGTCGTGTGTGTCCTGGTCGCGGTCTTCCTGTCGGCGCTTTTCGTCTCGTACCCTGAAGAGCCAGCGGGCTACCAGACATTTCAGACCGCGCTGGAATGTGTGCGGAGGGACGGGCGATGATCACCCTTCGACCTTATCAGGCGCAATCCGTTGACGCCGTCTTCGACTATTGGAAGTCGGGCGGCGGGTCGCCCGTCGTCGATCTCGCGACGGGCTTAGGGAAGTCGCTTGTCACGGCTGAAATCTGTCGCCGTGCGCTGGAAGTCTCGCCTGACATGCGAATTATGATGCTCGTTCATATCCGCGAACTGGTCAAGCAGAACTATCAGCAAATGTTGAAGGTCTGGCCTGAAGCGCCTGTCGGCATTTACTCGGCAGGCCTGAGTAAGCGCGACGTTCATCACAAGATCATCTTCGCGTCGATCCAGTCTGTTTATTCCAAGCCCGACGTCTTCGCGCCGCGTCACCTGGTCGTGATCGACGAAGCGCACCTTGTGCCGAAGGCCGATGGCAAGGTCGAAGGCATGTACAATCAATTCCTTCAGGGGCTTCGCGCCGCCTATCCAGGCGTCAGGCTTTGCGGTCTGACAGCGACGCCCTTCCGGATGGACAGCGGCGCCCTTGTCGGCGGCGAAGGCGGTCTCTTCGACAAGACCGTCTATGATTACGGGATCGGACCCGCGACGGATGACGGCTGGCTATGTCCGCTGACCGCGCGCCTGGGTGATGTCGAAATCGACGTTCAGTCGGTCGCCAGGCGCGGCGGGGAGTTCGTCGCGGCAGCGCTGCAACACGCGGCGAACTCGACTGATGTCGTCGACGCAGCTTGTCGGGACATGATCAGGCGCGGAGCGGAGCGGCGTTCATGGCTCGCCTTCTGCACTGGCGTTGACCATGCGGAGAATGTGACCGCCTGCCTTCGGGCCAAGGGGATCAGCGCGGCGACCGTCACCGGCAAGACGAAGAAGGCCGATCGCGACAAGATCATCGAAGACTTCAAGGCCGGGAAGATCAGGGCTTTGACGAACGCGAACGTCCTGACGACCGGCTTCGACGCGCCGAACGTCGACATGATCGCCATGTTACGCCCGACGCTGTCGACCGGTCTTTACGTTCAAATGATGGGACGCGGGACGCGCGTCGACGGCGTCAATCTTCAGGTGATCGCCGAAGCGACGGATCGCGTCGCCGCGATCGCGGTCAGCAGGAAGCCGAATTGTCTCGTTCTCGACTATGCCGGGAACGTGAGGCGTCATGGACCTGTCGACGCGGTGCAAGCCGAGATCAGCGAAAAGCGGGCGGCGGGCGAAGAAGAGATCGACGGCAAGGTCGAAGCCGACAGTGTGGAAGCGAAGGTCTGTCCGGAGTGCGAAGCGCTGGTCGCAGCGAACGCCAGGCGGTGCAGGGAATGCGGCTTCGAGTTCGGCGAGCCGAAGCACGACGACCGCCCCGAAGACGTCGCCATTCTGTCGCGCGAACTGGAAGACATATGGCTTCCGGTCAGGTCATGGGCCGCATACGCCTGGTATAAGGGCGGCGATACGTCGACGACCCCGACCCTTCGTGTCGATCACCTGGCGGGCGTTCAGACGCTTGCGGAGTTCATCCCCTTCGAACACCTTCGCGCCTTTACGATGGCGGAAAAGTGGTGGCGACAGCACGGCGGGCAGATGCCGCCGCCGACGACCGTCGCCGAAGCGCATAGTCGCTTCAGCGAGGTTTCGCACCCGTCCGAAATCACGGTCAAGCGAGAAGGCAAATTCACAAAGATC